AGGTGCGCTTGATGTTGGCGAACGTCACGCGCTGGTTCTCGCTGTGCGCGGCGCCAGCCGTAGCGCTCGTGTTCTTGAACGATTCGTCCGTCCCGGTCTCGAACTCGCGTTCGGCCTGGTTCGGCGTAGCAACTTCAGGCATGTAGGTTCTCCCTTCGAAGGTTGGTTTTGAATCAGAACGCTTTGCCCGTCACGGTGTGAACGGGCTCGGGATCTCTGGGCATGTCAACCAAGGCGAGCGACTCGGGTGGCAGCGTAACGGGTTCCGCAGCAACCATTTGCATCAGGCCGCGTCAACCCTTGTCAGCCTAGTTTTTGACCCTGGGGCTAGCCGAAAAGTGCAATCGTCTTACCCGCCGCCGGCGAGGCCTCGGGAGGACCCATCTGAGGAATTTCCTCAGATGCCGTCACGGCTTCGCCAGGCAGTCGTTCACTACAGCGAGGAAGATCGGCCGGAGTTCGTCGCCCTTGCCGAGGCGCTTCAGCCGCCACGTGACCGTTCCGTTGTCGAGCCGCTCCCGGAAGCTGTAGCGAGTTCCGGTCGGAACTCGCGTGGCGATGGCTGAGGCGCCATCCGGCTGCTTTGCGTGGATGGCCTTCAAGTGACCCTTGCGCCCGTAGACGGCTTCGACGAAACCATTTGCGATGAGACGGCGCGCGGCCGCGAGCGAGCGGAAGCCTAGGGAGCGGCCGTCGGAGGCGTACATCGGGATCTCCTGAGTCATGCCTGCGAATACAAGTCGTCTGTCGAGGGGCAGAAGGGAAAGGGATTAGCGAGCGTCCCATCGCTCGGCCGAGCTTTCGGGTGGATGCGCCCTCGTGGCCGTTGCTTCGCGTTGGGCAGCCCGAACTGCGCTTCCGGTAATAGATACTCCCGAGGCGTCGAAATTGTCCAATCAAAATGCCCGCAGCTATCGGACCCGCCGGATCCAGGGCTGGTCCACGTCGGGGTTGTAGAAGCGCTGGCGCACGCCGTTCGACAGGATGATCTCGATGGATTGCCGGGTGACCTCGCCAATCCGGTCGGTGGCCTTGAGCAGGCCCGCGAGTCCACAGGCTTTTCCAAACAGCGCACGCGTCGAAATGCCGGTCCCGTAGAGGCTCTCTTCGGTCCACCCCAGCGCGAGGGCCTGATCGCGGATCGCATCGACCATGGCCACCGCTTCCGCCGCGGAGCCCTCGGCGGAGCGCGACGGGCGGAACGGTCTGTCTTCTTCCGCTACAGGTGGGGCATAGTTGCGCGCATCGAGGTTGCGAACGGCCTCGCGCAAGGCATCCTCGTCGAGGTGAACAACAGCCCACTCGTGCATGGCGTTGAACTTCTCGCGCAGCTCCTCGAACTCTGTCGGATTGAGCCGGCCCGCGCCGGCGGCGAGCCTGGCCAGGTTCATCCGCGAGCGGAGCCAGGCGTAGTATTCCGGATCCAGCCGCCGGTAGGCCGTGCCGTTGATCTGGACGTCACGGGCGAAAATGTGCGGCTGATCGGTGGCCCAAGTGTCGAGGCTTGTGGAGACGAACAGGGAGGTCCGCGGGGAGACGTGGACCTGGTCCACGTCTCGGCCGGAGACGAGTTTGCTGCAAGCTATTGATGGAATGGGGTTTGCTGGTTTAGGTCCATCGGGTCCATCGGGACCAGGGGTGTTCTCTCTCTTCCTATACAAATTACACACTTTTTTCTCTCTCCCCGAATTTCTATTTCTCTGTTCTCGGATAATTAATAGACATAGACGTGGACCACGTGGACCTGAATGGAAATGTCCCGTCCAATCAACTCGTTACGGTTCTCGGGCAACTTGGACCCGGACATGGACCTCTCATGGACCTAACCGGAGACGTGGACCCCGCTCAGCCGAGGTGGCGATAGCGCCATTCACGGCGGTCGCCGTATCTGGCCTTGTACTGCTTCCACCCGTTCGCTCTCAGGCATCTCGCCACCCGGTTGCGGTCCATCTGCGTCCACATCTCGGTCTTCTTCTCGATGCAATGCGTGAGGATCTCCGGGATCGACACCGACTCCCGGCCTTCGACCCAGTTGAGGATCAGCTCTTCCCACGGATCGCCCTCGTAGCGCTCGGCCTGTTCTTCAGCCGCCTCGCGGTTGAGCGACACCGAATCGAGCCACCAGGGCTTGCCTTCGAAGTACAGGTAAGTGGCCTCGGCCCACAACTGATCCCGGATGATGCCGAGGCCATCCGTGTCGATCACCGCCGCTTTGCACTCGACCGGCCAAAAACGCCGCCCGCCCGTCTCGTCCCGCAGATAGGTGCCGTGATTCACGCTGCCGGCGAAGACGCACTGGCGCGGAGATGTAATGAGGCGTTTCCCATAGGGCGGCCGGAAACGGTCGGAGGCGCGGCTCATGAACGCCTTGATCCGGCCGACCTCGGAACGCGACATCGAATCCAATTCGGCGATCTCGATGACCCAGACGCCGCGGGTTTGCAACGCGGCGTCTTTCGAGCCGAGATCGGCGATCTCGTCCGTGAACCACGGCTCGGCCAGGATGCGCAGGGCGGTCGACTTGCGGATGCCCTGTTCGCCTTCGAGGATCAGGCAGCAATCGGCCTTCGAGCCGGGCTCGAACACGCGGGCCACGGCCGAGATCAGCCAGCGGGAACCGACCGCCGCCGCATAAGGCGAGGGATCGACACCGAGGTAATCGGTGAGCCAGGACTCCAGGCGCGGCGTGCCGTCCCATGTGAGATCGGTGAGATAAGTCCGCACGGGGTGAAAGGGGGACTCCCTGGCGACCGCTTCGATGGCCTGGCCCGTCACGTCGGCCGGCACGAAGATGCCCTGATGATGGAGCCATTCGGTGGCGAGCACGTCGTGGTTTGGGGTCCATTCCTCATGGACCTCCGTGCCGGGCTTCATCCACGGAGCGGGCTTTCGGAGCGCGGTGCAGTTGGCGAACTCGTTGTAGGCAAGCGTGCCCGACCATTCCTGTGCTCCACGCAGCGCCGTGATCGCGTTGGCCAGCACGGGCTTCACCGTGCCGTTCAGGTTTAAAAGCAGATCGTTACGCCAGGAGACCGCGCCGGCCTGGGCTGCCCGCAAGGCGAGCGCGCCAGCACGCCTGCCCTTGCCGCCACGCGCTCCGTCGATCCGCACAACTTTCATCTGCTGCCGCAAGGCTGAGATGGGGAGACGCGATTTGCCGCACTTCTCCTGAATGAGCTTCAGATAGCGCGGCTGCTCGATGGGGTCAAGTTGATGAACCTCGGCCAGGATCGGCTCGAGAATCTTCCCCAGGTCCTGCGCGCCGGAGGGCAACTTCGCAATCGCCATCTCGAGCGGGGTTTGCGCTGCTGAGAGAATGGCTTCGAAGTCTTGGGCGGTCTTGCCCGCAGCAAAGAACTCGTTGACGTCGATCTTGGCATCGGCACGCAGCCCGTCGACTTCCGGAACATCTTCCTGAAGTTCGGCGAGCCTGGTGCGCGCGGCAATCTGTTTTTCGCCAAGCGGCAGGACGGCCACGCGCGTCGTGATTCCGTGTTCGGCCAACCGGCGCGCGGTTTTCATCGCGCCCTGGAGCCCCGCTTCGGACACTTCATTGTCCTGGCAGATATAGACGGTCTTCACGCCGGCGAGTTTCGCAATGAGCCGCTCCCAATCCGCCTCGCGGATTTGCACGGTGACCGGCGAAATGGCCGCGAATCCGTGCTCGATGAGCGAGATGCAATCGGTCACGCCCTCGGTGATCACGACGCGCTCCGGGCGCGTAAGCAGGACATCCTCGTTGTAGAGCACGTCATTACGAATGCAGGCGGCGACGTGGCTGTGGTTGCGATCGTTGCGAACGGCCAGCTTCTTGTACTTCGACTTTTCCCAATCGTGATCCGGCGTCCACGGCGTGCGGCGGCCGATCATAAAGACGACGTGACCGCGGCTCCAATAGGGAAACACGATGCGGCGGTCGAAGAATGGCGCGACGCCGTCCTGCGCCGTGGGCCGGAAAGCTGAGGTGGCTGTGAGTTCGCGCGGCGTGAAGGCGTGTGGTCCATCCATGAGCAGGCGCGCGGCGCTGGGCGAGCCATCCTCGGCGTAGCCGATCCTCAGCCGCTCGATCGTTTCATCCGTGATGCCATATTTGGCGCGGAACCATGCGAGGACTTCCGCGTTCCTCATGAGCCTCTGGTGATAGATCTCGGCCAGCGCGGTCAGCGCCTCGCGCACGCGCAGCGTGAGACGGTGCTCGGCTTCGGCATTCTCTGGCGATCCCGAGGCAAGCTCGCTGAGCGGCGGCAAGCCGGCGCGGCGGGCCAGGAAGTCGCGTGCCTGGCGGTGCGATTCCGGCATCGGCCCCGACTGGCCGCGCGTCACTCGGCCGGTGCGCACAAACTCGACCAGTTGCAGCACGTCGCCGCCCACCCCGCAGCCGAAGCAGTACCAGCCCTGCTTGTCGAGCATCACGTGGAGCGAGCGGCGCGATTGGCTCTGGTGATGCGGGCAATCGCAGAACAGCGTGCGCGGGGTTTCCTGTACAATGCGGGCGCCCAGCAACTCGCGGGCGATCTCGCCAATGTCGACCTCGGTGACCTGGCGGTAGTAGGCCTGGACATCCACTTGCCCGCTCATGGACGTGCCTCCGGTTGAAGCAGAAATGAGAGGAAGGTGTTGCGCCGATCCACCTGCCGTTTGGCCGCGCAGTTCTCGATGCCCCAGCGGTCGCCGAGCAGGATCACGGACTCCTTGGCGCGCGTGACCGCGGTGTAAAGGAGGTTCCGGTGATGCATGAAGGCGTGCGACTTGTGAGCGATCACGATGGCGCACGAAAACTCCGAACCCTGGACCTTATGAACCGAGCAGGCGTAGGCAAGCTGAAGGCGGCTGGCCGCATCCGATCCGGGTTCGATCTCGACCATCGAGCCGTCGAATTCGACCGTCAGTGCTCCCTTGGCGGTGGCTTCTACCACGTTACCCACTGCGCCGTTCATTACGCCGAGTTCGTAGTCGTTGCGCGTTTGGATGACCTTGTCGCCGGGGTAAAAGGCGGGCCTGTGCCCGGGCGGGACATCAGGCACTTCGAAGCCGCGCAGCTTCTTCTGCAACAGCCGCTGGAGCGCGATGTTCAACTCGGCCGTGCCGAGCGGCCCCTTGTGTGTCGGTGTCAGCACCTGCACATCGCGCAGCAGGTCGTAGCCGAGCCGCTCTTGGAGCACTTCCTCGAACAACAGCAGCAACATCCGCCGCACGTCCTCGCGGTCGCTGAAACGGTCGATGACGTACCAGGGCCGGCGCGCACCCTGCTGCACCTCCGCTGTCGGCCGCACCTCGCCCGAGAGAATGGCGGTTGAGTTCTCCTTGAGCACGCCTGCCTGGCGGATGATCCGCGTCAAGATTGTCGTCGGGACCGCTCGAGACTTGACCAGGTCGCGCAGCAGATTGCCCGGACCGACGGGCGGCAACTGGTTGTGATCGCCGACCAACACGACGGCGGTCTTCGCCAGGTCGACGGCCTGAAACAGGCGCCAGGCAAGCGCCACGTCAGCCATGCTGACCTCATCCACCACGAGAATGTCGGCCTCGATCGGATTCAGCGCATCGCGCGCGTAGCTGTGGCCGTTGAAACCGAGCAGGCGGTGAATGGTGCTCGCCTCGTGGCCGACGACCTCTTCGAGACGTTTGGCCGCTTTGCCGGTTGGCGCGCAGAGCACCACCTTTAATTCCAGCCGCTCGGCGATGCTCACGATGGTCGACACAGCGTAGGTCTTGCCGCTGCCCGCGCCGCCGGTCATGAGAGAAATCGAGAAGGTCAGTGCGTTTCGGACGGCCTCCCGTTGCTCGGGCGTCAACTCGCCGCCTTCGACGTCGAGCAGCGCATCCAGATCGTTCGCGGCGTGAGGGCTTGGCCGCCGCGCGTCCCGGAAGATCGCCGCCAGCTCCGTTTCCATGCGGTGGATCTCGGGATCGGCCACAATGAGGCGCTCGAAGGCCTGCGAGACCAGCAAGCCTTCGGCGATCATCGATTCGAGATGCCGCTCGATCACCTCCCGGCTGTCGAGCGTGTCCATCACGAGCAGCGTGTTGGCGCGGTCGAGCAGATCCTCGTACTCGACCCAGCAGTCGCCGTCATCCAGTGCGTCCAGCACGCAGTACTGAATCCCCGCGCGGATGCGCGACGGCAGATCCTTGGGCGTGCCCATCTTTCGGGCGATCTTGTCCACGCGCTTGAAGCCGAAGCCCGGAATCTCGCGCACAAGCACATAGGGATCGCGCTCGAGCGTCGCCACCACCTGGCTGCCGAACTTCTCGACGAGCGCCGTCACTTGGTGATGCGTCAAACCGTAAGCGGCCAGATGCGCCATCGCGTGATTAAAATCGCGATTGGCGACCCAGATCCGGCGCAACTCGCCAATGGTCTCAATGGGCGCCTTGGCCACAGCCGCCACCGACTCAGGCTCATTTCGGATCGCCGAGTCGAAGTCCCTGCCGAAGCGCTCGGCAATCAGCCGCGCCTTGGCCGGGCCGATCCCCTTGATGTCGGGGTGATTGGCGAGGAAGCGGGCAAGCCCCTCGGGATCGAGGTCCAGATCGTGGCCCAGGAACTCGGCCTCAAACTGGCGGCCGTACTTGGGATGCACGACCCAGCGGCCTTCGAGTCTTACGGCGTCATTCTCACGGACATAGACTTTGCCCGCAAACTTCACGTCACGGCCATCGGGCGTGACCAGGCGGCCGGCGCTGAACGTGGGCCCCGAGTAGAAGACCACACCGACGATGCCGCGGATCGACTCGCGCTGTTGCTTCATCGCCCCCACCTCTTCCACGCCGCCAGCAGATAGGCTTGCGTAAAATGGCACGCCGCCTGGCGGTTGCCGCAGAACACGACCGGCACGCGGTAGTCGAGTAAGATTGAGAGCGTCGAGCCCACAACCGCCGCCGGCCGGGCCTCGCCGCGATAGCGTTTGCCGAGCACGTCGAGAAGTTCCGCTTCAACTACCACGCAGGCGGCGCAATACCGGCTGAGCTTGCGCAACTCCTCCCAGAAGCGCCGCCTACGGTGGATCACCGTCGCGACGAAATCATCAAGCGTCTTGCGCTCCACGGCCACCTGGTCTTCGAGCCCGCTGGCGGAGTAGTCTCCGGCCTGGAGCGCACGCCGCACTGTGCTGACCAGCCGGGGATCGAACGAATACGGCTCCTGCTCCCGCGAGTCGATGACGATGGTGGCCCGTGCCTCCTCAGAACGGGACAAGGACGTCGTCGGCCTCCCGCCGGAACTTGGCTTCACTCTGGCCCGTCTCGATGCGGCGGTTGAAGTAGATGTTCTCGCTGTCGCCCTTGGTGCGCTTGGTTACTTCGAGCTTCACGTCGAGCAGCCGGTCAAGGTGCTTCGGCAGATCCGAGAGCCGTTCCAGATCAAGCCCGCACAAGTGCAGATCGGTCTTCACGTACTTGAGCGTGTTCTGTGTGATGACGCTGTTGCGCCACATGAGGCGGTTGGCGAACTTGGGCCCAAGGATCCGCAGCGTCCACTTGATCATCGGGTTGCCGGAGGACTGCGCTTCGGTCAGCTCGGCCTTCTCGACCGTGACTTGGTACTTGCCGTCGGGCACGGTCTCGAAATCGCCACGATCTTCGGGCTGCTCGGCCCGAAAATCGTCATCGAACTGCGTAAGATCAATCGAATGTCTGCTCATCGGTTTGTCTCCTGTTGTGGGATTACTTGGCCTGCTTGGCGCCCGCCGGCGGCCTCACCGGCGCTCCGGCCGCCGCCCGGAAGGCTTCGAGAAATTTGCCGTAGTCGAGATCGATCGTTTCGGGCAGCCGTCCGGTGCGGTCGCCGGCCTCGTAGTAGAGGCTCGGCTTGGTGCGGATCACGCGCCGGATGATCGGCTCGCCGTCCGCGCCGGCCGAGACGTCGAGATCGCAGTACAAGACTATGTCGACCATGCCCAGCACGATCTTTCGCGCCTTGTCGGGCAGCGTCGGCACGATGCGCGTGTACTTGCCCGTGCGCGTTTCGACCTCGATCTCCTTGGCGTGCGAGATCAGGTACAGACCATAGGGCAGGAAGGCGAGCTTCGTGAGCACGCGCTGGAACTCGTTGTTGACGATGGCGTAGCCCTTGCCGTATGCGAGGTCGGACTCGTGCTCGACCTTGTACTTGCGCAGGATGTACTCGGTGCAGAACTTGTAGGCGTTGTCGATCGTGTCGATGACGACGGTCTTGAACGGGTGCTTGCCCTCGCTGATCTCGGCGCAGGCGGCCAACAGATCCTCCCAGGAGAGGATCGGGACTTGGAACACTTCGAGGGCGTTCAAGCCCGGCTCGGTGGCGAGAAAGACGGCGCTGTCGGCTTGCGCGCACAAGGACGTCTTTCCGATCTTGGTTTGCCCGTACCACAGCACGGTCAAATCCGACAGGTTTGGCTTGGGCGGGGTTTTCGTCGTGGGAAGAATGGGCATCGAAGTCTCCTTGGGTTTCAGAAAACGGGTTCCGTCGCGGCGGCCGCGAGGACGCGGAGTTCCTCGTTGGGCTCGGCGCGCTGGTAGAAGTTCTCGATCACGTTGGGATTGCCGTTCGAGCGGCAAACGGCAAAGTACGGGCAAGGCCGCTGGTAGTTGAAGCAGAACGAGGTGTTTTGATAGAAGACGCCCCGCCGGCGCGCATCAAGGAAGGCCTGGGTCAGCTCCCACAACTCGGCGCGCAGGGTGTCGAACTGCCCGCGCGAGAGATACAGCCGCTCGCGGTGAAACATCGCCGGGTCGGCGTACTTCTCGGCCAGCCGCCGCTGGAAGTCATCGTCCGATTCCGGCTCGCGCCGCCGCGCCGCCGTGCGGCCCGTCTTCGACTTGGCGAGCAGTTCCGCCCGGCGCGTCTCGAACTCTTCCTCGCTCTCGCCCTTGGACTGTTGGAGCCGTGCCTTGACGAGCACGTTGTAGAGAATCCCGGCGATGGGGATGCCCATCGTCTGCTCGACGTAGTGGGCGTACAGTGTGATCTGAAAGTCGGTCCAGAGGCGCTCCAGGTAGTCGGAGTCGATCTGGGAGGCGGTCTTGTGCTCCAGAATGAAATACTCCTGGCCGATGCGGACGATCCCGTCGACCTTGCCCGCCAGGCGGAAGCTGCGCGAAGCGGCGCCCGTGGCCGGATTCACGATCGCTCCTTCGAAGACGTGCTCGAGCGCCACGGCTTCGAACTCTTCTTCGGCGTAGCGCTCCGCATAGGCCCGCATCATGGCCGTGGCCAGGTGCCAGTCGCGCTTCTGATCCTCATCCTGGGCGCGGGCCGCACAGTGCCGGTCGATGAGATTGAGCACCTGTGCCAGGCCACGCTGGCGGTGCCAAAGTTCCAGGCATTCATGAATGAGCGAGCCGAAGTGCAGGTTGCGGTCCCGCTCGATCGGGACCAGGTGCTGGAGATACCGGAGTTCGGCCGCCTTGCGGCAGTTGCGAAACAGGTTCCACATCGAGTAGGTGGTCACCATTGTGTCGGTCATGCCGGTTCTCCGATGGAGGGAAACTTCTCGGGGGATGGCCCGTCGGTCTTCCAGAAGAGCTTGCGCAGGGGGCGGTTCTCCCGGTAGTAGGTCCAGGCCTTGAAGAACAGCGCCACCACATCCAACTGAGGCAGCTTGTTTTTCGCCTGACGGTCGGTGAGCAGCCTTTCGCGCAGGTGGTAGGCGGGATTGTTCAGACTCAGCGCCAGTCCGCTTGCGAGTTCGGAAAAGAACCTCTGCGCGCTCGCGCGGTCCTGCGCGGCGAACTGGTAATAGCAGAAGCCCACCACTCTGGGCGCCGCGATCTTCTTGCCCAACTGGCGCGCCTGGACCACTGCGTCGTCAAGCCCGGGCAGCGAGCGGGCCGCCTCGACCACCTCGGTCTTGGTCGGCTGGCAGCGTGGATCGTTCATCCTCTCGATGCCATGCCGGCGGTGCAGGACAATAAGGCCAGCAACGGCACACGCGCAGGATGCATTGTGGAAGCCTTTGATCGCGGCGATATGACCTGCCGTCCGCGGCCTGTGAATATCGATCGTGAGGATCGCCTCCGGCGGCAGGCCAAAGATGACGTCGTTCTCGAAGGAGACGCCGGAATCGATGCAGGCCCTCAAACGGTGCTGCCCATCGATGAGGTTCCCGTCGATGTCGAAACGGATGGGCGCGCCGTCATACTGCCAGCGGCCTTCGAGCATGTCCAGGCCGTAGGCGATGACGGTGTTCTCGCTGATCGGCCTGTTCCGCACGTTGCGCTCAAGCCACTGCCGGGCCAGTTCAGGCGTGATCAGCATCGTCACCCGCCTGGCTTCCCGGCAGGCCGGGATCGCCGGAGGATTGCTGGACAACTCCAGCGCACTTTGCTTCGGCAGCACAGAGTTCAAGGAATTCATTGGCTTTCTCCAGGTTGGAAATGAGTTGTTCACGATCCGGTCTGGCGGCAAGCTGTCCGGCAAGTTCAACGGGCGAGGACTTGCAACCGGCAATCGCATCCACGGCGCGCAGGATCGCCTCAAGCGCGCCGAAGCCGTTCGGTGTCATCTGGCCGCTGGCTGTGGAATCCAGAGCCGGACGTTTCCTGCGGCGGGCATTCTGTTGCCCTATATTGCTGGTGTCTTGCTGGTATGGCTTACCCCTGCGCGATGCGGTGCGCGCACCGATCTGAGGAATTTCCTCAGATGCCTGAAGCTGGCGGCGCCAGTTGCTGACGGTCTTCTGGTCCACGCCGACGTGCCGGGCGATCTGGCGGTCGCTCAACGTGACGCCCCGGCTGTGCGTCAAGGCCGCTTTGATTGCCCGTTGCTTGTCTTGGGTGGTCCGGCGCAGGCCGTTGTTCCGATTGGCGCTGAAGCTGTACCACTGGGCGTCTTCGAGCGTCCCCTGCTGGATGTCGGCCTGAATTGCGTCAAACCCTGCGGCGTAGGCGGCCTTGACCCGGTGGAAGCCATCCGCCAGCCAATAGCTCTCGCCGTCGTAGAAGACCACGACCGGCGGGAATTTCATGCCCACGCCCATCGCCTCGGCGTAGTCTTCAATGGCTTCGAAGTCGAGAACGGCCCGCGGCTGGGTACCGCCGTCGAGTCGGATGGTCGCGATCGGAAGGGAATCGCCGCGCTTCATTGCGCACCCCCGTTCCGACGGAGCCCTTCGGGCCGTACGCCGGCCTGTGCAAACGCTGCCCGGATCTCACCGATCATCTGGTACACCCGCGAACGGGATTTCCCGATGGCGTGCGCTACCTCGCGAGGTGTGCGCTCCAACAGCAGCTCCGCGACCACGCGCAAATGCTCGGGAAGGCGCGCCACCGCCGCCGTGACATCCAGCCGGAGGTCGTAATCTACGGCAGCAGGAGGCTGTGAAGGTGGGTCGGAAATGACCTGGCACACTGCCCTGCGCCGTTGCGCCGCCAACCGGGCGGCGCGGTTCCGCACCACGCCAAACATGAAGCCGCGTGGCTCACCGCGGCCGGAATCGAACAGCGGCAGACGTTCCAGGTAATCGAGGAGGAGGTCCTGACGGAGATCCTCCCAGTCGTCCCGCGTGAATCCGGAGCAGGCCACCAACTGGCTGGCCCGGATTTCGGCCTGCCGGAGGACAAAGGGATCGATGGTGGCGGCGCTCATGACTCAACCTCCGCGGGCGCCGCCTCGATCACCATCCGAAAAGGCAGGCCGTGGCGCACCTCGATGCGCTCGACCGTGCCGTCCTTCAACCGCCCGGCCTGCTCGATGAACCGTTCGACCTGGCTGCGCAGTTCGAATCGGTCAAGCCTTCTTTCCGGCCGCGGACCATCGGCGGCGTCGAGTTTGAGTTCGAGGAAAACGCGCGGCTCCGGGCTGAACACAGGCTCGCCGTTGCGGATTTCGAGCTCCTCGACGCGCCCGAAGTTGATGGTCTGAAACAGGCGCAGCAGACGTTGCCAGGCTGGGGAGAGATCGGCGAACTGCATGGCCTACTCCCCCATCCCGGCGCGATTGCGAACGAGGAATTCGTCCACGGCGGCATGAATGCGCGGTGGGCGCGCTCCGCCCGGTTCATACTCCTCGCGCGGCGCGAGACCCTTCAGTTCTCGGAGCAGACGGACGCGGATGCGGTCCAGCCGCTTCATGACCGTCCACACCAGATCGTCATCGAGCTGGTGCAGGGCGGCGGCGCTGCCGATGACGAGAGCCACGTCGGCCAGTGCCTCGCGGACGAGGGATTCCACGTTGACAGGAGGACCGGCGTTGGGAGGTGCGGCCGCCGGCGGCGCCGTTGGGTTTGTTGCAGAGGGTAGCGTGCTCATCGATTGCCTCTGCCCCGATCCGTGGAAAATTCCACGGAACCGCGGTTTCCCGCCGGCGCGTAGCGCTATGTGACTGGAAACAGGGGAAATTCAGTTTTGAAGATTTTTCGGCGCGCGCGGTTGAGGCCGCGGAAAATTCCACGGCTTGCTGAAGGAGGCTACCGGCGGCGCTCCGCGGAGCAGTCGAAGGCAGCGATCCAGACGCCCGTCGCTTCGCTGAACTGGAGAGGGTCGCCAGCGACGCCGGTCCGGTCACGAAGCCACTGGCCAAGCTTCAGAACGGCCAGATCGTCTCCAGAACGCAAGAGTCTCCCGCCCGAACGCAGCAGTTGAATGAAGGCTTGGCCTTCCGGCAGGAGCCGGTCCACATCCCGCGCAAGCCCCAGGTCCACCAGGGAATACTCCTGCCAGAGCGTTTCCTGATGCTCGGCCGCGTCAGTCTCGCCCGTGCGGGCATTCTTGGCGCGTTGAAGCTGGTTCACTTTGACGCCCACCGCAATGCGGCCATCACGGCGTTCGATGATCTGGTAGCTCATCCACGAGCCGTCCGAAGGCACCGGCAGGTGCATGTCCCCTGCGCGCTTAATGTTGAAACGGCACGTGTAGGCTTCCTCAGCCGGATCCCACAGGATAGACTCTCCTTCGGCGGGGATCAGGTTGCCGAGGCGCTTCCGCAGATTGCTGATCTGCCGGCGAAATCCGTCCGCGTTGTTCTTACGCCGCTTTACTTCGGTCAGCGGCACACTCCCGCGGCGCAGCGCGAACAGGCCGAGGATCTGGAAGAGCTGGTCCACCTCTCCCGATTTCCGCCTGGTGTCTGCGAAGCCCGCTTCTTCCAGATCGACAGTCCAGGATTGGCCCCGCGCGAGGACGCGCAACGACGACTCGCCGATCTCCATCGTGACCTCCGCCCAAGTGATCCCTTCCGGGATGGCTAGACTGCGGATCTTATCCTCTTTGATGGCGCGGTCTCTGGGCAGGGCATCCTCGATGTAATCGAGGTCTACCGTCAGTCCGTCCGCGTCGAGTTCCACCACTTCGGCCATATCGAATACAGCCAGCCGGTCCAGACCCTCTTGTTTGTGCGGTGGCTGGGCGAGGAGCAGAATTCCGTCCTTGGTGGTCAGATGGCGTGCCGCCGCGTCCGCAGTCCTTGCGTGCTCGCCCGCCGCCGCCATCGACAGGAACACGTCGCGGAACCGGCCTGCCAGCCTGCGCCGCCCGAGTTTCCATACCCTGCTGGCCAAAATCTCCTCAACCGTTCCCGAAAGGGCCATCGCCGCAGCGAGACTCTTGGCCATCACGCCGCCATCGACGATCCACTGCCGCAGGCGGATTTTTGGAACATGCACCGGGCCCTCGTCCTCGCACCGGATGTAGGCACGCTTGCCCAAAGGGTCGCGGACGCTCGGCTCCCACAGCACTTGTTCCCGATGGCTTTTCCCGCATGCATCGCACGTGACCGTCTCGGCGAGCGAACCCTCGCGCAGAATACGCAGACCCACCAGCATCTTGATGACGTCCTGTGGCCACTCTCGCACCTCGTCGAAGCAGAAGGTCCGCTCCTCGGAAGCGCCGCGGCGCACAACGGCGCGCCAGAGTTCAGCCGGCGACCTCAATCGTCCACTCCTTGAGGTATCCCCGGAGAATGTCCGCCTCATCCGAATCGTCCAGATTGCAGTGCGTCGGCGTGATCTCGAAGGTCACCGTACGTTTGCGCTTGCCGGGCGGTTCGAACAGCACCTGCAAACTCACCTCGCGGATGGTGACGTTCGCAAGGGTGGCCGTCTCCTCAGCCAAGTGCGCCCGGATCAACTCGTACACAGGCTTCTGGGATCGCCCGGTATCTACTGTGATCTGCCCGCTGTCTGCCCCATGCACCTCGAAGCGGAGCGCCTTCACACGGACGGACGTGATGTGATGCTCGGGCCTGGTCGGCAGCTCGGCACCGGAGTTCTTGAACAGATCAAGATTGTACGGCGCCGGTTTCCACGGCTCCGATTCCTGCGCTTCGCCGAATGCGATCTCAGTGAAGATGCCCGTCAACTCGTCACGCACCACCCTGCCGCCCTGTGCGTAGAGGTCGATCGTCCCCGCCGTGCCGTCATAAATGAAGACCACTTCGAAGGCCTTGCTCCACGGCCGCCGGCCCAACTCTCCCGCTTCGTCATAGCCGAGAACCTCGTCTTCGTAATCCGCCGGATAGGCGAAGAACCAGTGGCTGCCGTTGCTGCGCCGTTGATGCTCGACTTTGCACGGCGCGCCGCGGCCATCACGCGCTCGGTAATAGTCTCCAATGCGAGGGCCAAGTGCAGCTTTCATCGTCTCGGGCGAACCAAGATCCTGCTTGGGGAAGCCATTGCGCTTCTCCCAGGAGGTTCGGCGCAACCCTTCGATGTGATCGAGAATGCGCGCGGCCGAGAAGACCTCGGGGTAATCGAGCGAGCAGGCCATCGCGCGCTCGTGTGCGTTGCCGAGCGCGGCGAGTTCTTCGGCCAACTCCAGCCCCTGATCCCGCCCGGCTTCGATCAACGCTCGCGTGCCGCGCGGCGTGGCCAGGCAATGGACCTGCCGCAGGACGCGCCCCACGGAGCGGGCGTCTCCGTCGTCCATTGTTTGCCAGCGTTCGAAGATGCGCTCGGCGCCTCCTTTAGCGCCCGCGTTCCAGTCGAAGTCAGCAAACGCAGAGTAGGGCGAGAACAACCGGGCTAGTGTTTCATTGGGGATCAACCGGAGGACGGTCTTGGCGTTGTACTGCATCGCGCACGGATACCTCCCTACCATGGAAGGCTCCGCGCGACGAACGGCGGTCAACGGTCGGGGATCCCACGAGACCAAGGCGAGGCCCCCAGATGTGCCGGAGCCCGGAAAAGCTCAACCAAACTACCGCTGACTGGGCCATTTTATCATTGCGAATATTTAGCGAAACAGATCACAGGGTAATGGCGTGATCCGCTGGGAAATCTTCGGCTTGACAGGTTCCGCCCTGTGGATCGCTGTGGAAATCGCCGGATGGCTCCAGATATCCCGTAAGTCGTTGCCATTCCAGCCTTTGCTCATCCCAACGCACGATCTTGGCGATCCTTCTGAGCGCTGCTTCACTGAACGGCGCGCGGCCTGAGTAAGGCGGCAGCCGCAGCACGGCCTGCTGGATGTCCGGCGCAAGCCAGACAAGCATCATGATCTGGCTGATTCGCTCGCGGCTCACGCATCCCAGGCGAGCCAGATCCGCGTAGTCGCGTACCTCGCCGCTGTCGATCATCTCCTGAAACTGAAGCGCCAGCGCCAGCACCTGCGCTGCCCGAATCGGACGGCCCGGACGGGGCGCCGCCTCAACGGCTGCCTCCAACCGGGTCTCATTCCGATGGATCTGCCGCACCCGGTGCGGCAGTGTTGTCTTCACTTCGAATCGTGCCGTGCTCACGTTCACCGGTTCCTCACCTCCACGCAAAGTTGTCTGATGGCCGCCGTCCGGAATCCCACCGTCACCTCGCCGCTTGCGCCGTCGTAGGTCACTTGCTCGACCAGCGTCTTGACGAACTTCTCCTGCTCGCGCGGCGTCATCTCGACCCACAGCCGGTCAAACTCACGCAGAGTCCTGCGGACGTCGGCCACGTCCACCGTCTGGCCCACCCATTCGGCCAACTGATCGCGGACCTCGCGCAGCTTCCGTTCGAGCACTGCCGCCCGCTCCTGCACCTCGGCCATGCGGTCCACGGCCAGCTTGCCGCCTGTGCGCACAAGGCCCGCTAGTTCCTGGCTTAGCCGCTCGAGTTCGCGCTCAATCATGCGCTTCTCGCGTTCCAGACCCTCGATGTCCGCCATCCGCTGCTCGCCCAGCGACTCGACGACCCGATCCACGATGCCGGGATTCGCGGCGATGCCACGGATCTGCTCGATGACGGCCTGCTCGATCGCGGGCGCCGACACGCTCCGCGTCGGGCACTGGTTGTAACCTTTTTGGTGCGCGTTCACGCAGACGTAATAGCGGTAGAGCTTATTCGGCGTCTTCTGCGTATAGGTGTGGACCATGCCCGCCTCGCAACTGGCGCAGCGCAGGATGCCCTTGAGCACCGCGCCGTACTTGTTGCGGATCTGTCGGCCGCCGGTGCGCCCGTTGTAGCGGAGGCGATCCTGAACCCGCTGCCAGACGTCGGGATCGACAATCGCCTCGTGCTCGCCCGCGTAGACTTGGCCGCCGTATTCGACCTTGCCGACGTACACCATGTTCGTCAGCAGGTTGTAGAGCCGGTTCTTGGCGAATGGCTGGCCGCCGGCGACCGTGCCCTTCCGCGTGGTCCATTCCTTCATCCGCCAGCCGCGGCGGTTCAGTTCCTGCACCACTGGGATCAACGAGCCGTGCTCCAGATATAGATCGAAAATGGCCCGCACGCGCGCGGCTTCGTCTTCGTTCACAACCAGTGCGCCGCCCCGCTCGCTGATGTCGTAGCCGAGCATCGGGATGCCGCCGACCCAGCGTCCTTTGCGGCGCGCGGCCGACATCTTGTCCCGAGTGCGTTCGGCGATCATCTCGCGTTCGAACTGCGCGAAAGACAGCAGGATGTTGAGCGTCAGCCGCCCCAGGGAGCTGGTGGTGTTGAACTGCTGCGTCACGGAGACGAAGCTCACGCTGTACTTGTCCAGCACCTCCATGATCCGCGCGAAGTCGAGCAGCGACCGCGTCAGGCGATCCACCTTGTAGACCATCACGCAGTCCACAAGTCCGTCGCGAACATCCTGGAGCAGCCTCTGCAACGCGGGCCGGTCCATGTTGGCGCCCGTGTATCCACCGTCGTCGTAGCGCTCCGGCAGCGCCACCCAGCCCTCGCCGCGCTGGCTGCGAATAAAGGCTTCGGCCGCATCTCGCTGCGCGTCGAGCGTGTTGAACTCCTGCTCCAGTCCTTCCTCGGTGGACTTGCGCGTGTAGATGGCGCAGCGGACTACCGGCCGGCGCGGCGAAGTGATGTCTCTGTTAGCGGCGGCCATTCTTTTTCTCCGTCAAGCCAAAGAACAGCAGGCCATTCCACTTGGTGCCCGTGATCTCTTGGGCAATCGCGCTGAGCGATGTGTACCGGCGATCGTTGTACGCGAATCGCAGATCATCGAGCACTTTCACGACGTGGGTTGTGCCCTTGTGCTGCTTTACGATCAGGCCACCGGGCATCGGCAGACGCGGGTCGCGATCGGGCTGGATCGTGGCAACCACGGTTTGCTCGGGCGGCAGGCCAGCGCGGCGCTTGCTTGCGTTGGTGACGACTCGATTCCGCAACGGCGTGTCCCGCGCGATCGCGCGCGCGAGTTCGAGGACCTCGTCAGGCCGGCAGCCTTCCTCGTCCGCTTGTAATCGCCAGGCGATCTTGCGGAACAGAAACTGCCGGTGCGAGCTCACCGGCGCCTTGCCGAAGACCTTGCAGTGCTCTTCGCGCAACGCTGGCACGTTCATCTTGGCGAGCCCGTCGATCCGCTCCCGGAGTGTCTTCTTCATGCGTCAACCTCATTGACATGAAGGCTCTGCGGGCGCGGGTTATCAAGTTCTCCATTGACGGATTCCGGCGCATCTTTCGGGGCTATTTCGATGCGCCGGGCGCGCTGGTAGCGCACATAGGCGATTGAGAGAAGCCTGGCAATGTCGGCCAGCGCGGCGTCGGTGGTTCGGTCGCGGAAGTCCATGGGTGTGCCGTTCCTTGGGGTTCGGCGCCCACAACGGCTTCCGCTTGGCGGCCACGCGCGCTGTCCGGTGCTGATGTCAATAGATACTCACGCGGGTTCGAAAGTGTCCAACCGGGCTACGCTCTCAACCGGCCTGTCAACAAACGCGGAGCTGTCAACGGAGAAAACGGAGAGTTTGGAGGGTTCAGCGAGGCCAACGAACAGAACCATGATGGTTGAGCGCGTGGCCCGGTTGGAGGTGTTTCCAACCGGAGAACTGCGCCGAAACGCAAATACTGGCGAATGTTTGGGATACGAGCGGGAGCTCAGACGGGGAGGCTGTCAACGAAATCGGGCGGTGGGAAGTTCGCGTTTGGAAGAATGGCTCCCCGGCATGGATTCGAACCACGATTCACGGCTCCAAAGGCCGCTGTCCTACCATTAGACGACCGGGGAACATTTACAGTTTAGCGTGGCTAGGATGCAGCCGTCATCCGCGACGC